TGTTCACCGATACCTACTGGATTTCGTTGATAGACTAATATATTAGCATGTGCTACTACAATCTCGCCTTCTAGTTTTTTAATTAAAGCTTCTAATAGATAATTCATTTTATCTCCCAAATAATTTTCTACGTTTATATTCAGCTATTGTTTCCAATAACTTTTTTGTCCATCTGTCTCTATCTTCTATAAAGACTTGTGGTCCTTCATCACCGGCAATACAAACAACTAATTGTTTTATTGGTACACCAGTTCTTTCTTCCCACATAATTGCATAAGCTGAGCATTGCATAAAGTATGAACTAATCCATTCTTTCTTTTTTAACTTACGCGATGTTTTCCAATCAATGATTGAATCAACACCTTTCCATTGACCAACTAAATCTACTCTTCCAGCTAAACCTAAGTGTTTAGAATAAAGAGGAGCTTCTTGTTGATAAACCTTTGTAACACTTTCGTCTAAGACGGGTTGTATATCTTTAAATGTTTGTACATTATGCGGCATTTCTCCTTTAAGATAGTCAGGGTCATTTGCTACGTATTTTTCTATGATGTTATGAACTGTTGTTCCACGACTACTTGCAATACGCGATACTCTATTTGCTTCTTCTTCGCCTACACGCGCGCGCCAGGCTTGTATCGCTTCTTCTGAAAGTATTGATAATACTGTCGTAACTGATGCGTACTTATTTCCTTCTGGGTCTGTATAAAATCTCCCTTTATCTCCCGTAACTGCTTCAAGGTCATTATAACCTAGGTCAACTGCTTCATGTTTAAACTTCATTTTGTTTTGATATTACTCCTATCTTTTGGTGGCATACCGGATTTAATTCTATCTTGTACTTCTTTCCATCCACTACCTGCTCTTGAAAGTACTGATTGACCACCGTCATGGTCTATATGAGGTGCTGTTAAATATACTCGTTTTAGTTGAGGATTGTCTTTTAAGAAATCATCATACTCTGATATCTTTAAGATGCGTTCTTCAACTTCACCAGTTTCTTTATTTTCAAAATCATATGTTGGCATTTAATATCTCCTTTAATCTTCTTTGTGTTGTAGGTTCATCATGACATAAGTAATGATTTATATACCATTCAATAAATTGTTTTGCATATACTGGTCTATACCATGACAAATCATTTACCAAGTTTTCTAGTTGTGGCAATGTTTGTAATTTTTGAGTAGCCCAATGATATTCAGGCCAGCCATGAGATATAATTGGTACTTCATGCATAAGACATTCTATACCGGCTGTTGAGTTATCTACAATTGCTACTCTTGTTTTTGGTAATATACTATGTATACAATCAAATCCTGTTATAACATGATGACCAGCATCTTTCCATTTTTTTACAAGTGTTTTATTTTTATATCTTGGATGTAATTTAATAACTAGGTTTTCATTCTTTAATTTATTTATAATCATATCCATTCTTTTAATATGGTCACCAAAGCCAAATCCATTTACTGTTTCATCATCTGGCATTTGACCTATAATTAATATATGGTCGTCTTTTATATCTTTAGCATCTCTCCATTTAAGTAATACTGAATCGTCCCATTTGTTTGGCTTAGTATTTTTTAATTGCAATATACTTTCCCAATCCATCTGTTCTATGTCGTCATTTATATCTGGCCTTGTGTACGAGAGTGCACTTGAATTCGCATATCCTATGGTATCTATTGCAAAGTGACGACTCGTGGGCGCTGTAGGTTTAACAATAAATGTATTTTTAGTATTAGTTGTGGTATGATTATAAAAATTATAATCTGCTGCACTATCATCAACAACTTCGATATGACCTAAATTATTCATAGCACCACGAATTATATCGTAATACTTATTAGCGATTTTTTCAAATTTATAATCGTGAAATTTATACAGCATTGAACCATTTTGGCTGTGGACGTTTTGTCCATGCCATATTAAACTTTGCTTGTTTAGTATGATAGAATGCACGATAAGATTTAACTGCATCTTCAAACATACATTCAGGATTAGAACCCATTGCAAGTTTGAATGGAGTCATTCCTTTCATTGGAATATTATTTGGTGAATGCACTAGATGTTTTCTTAGTTTTGTATCTGTTGAATGAACTTTACCATACCTATATGTATATTCATCGCATAATCCTATAAAGTGTTTGTAATGCCAATCATAATTAGCTTTAGATTCTCTTGTCCATATAGTTGATGGATGATTGAAATGGCATGCTTTGTATACTATATCTTCACGGTCATCATGAAGTTTCCAATACTGAAGCATTGCACCTGATTTAGATGGTCTACGTTCCATAGTACCATCAAGCATACGATGAACAGTTGATAGCATTTGAGCTGATTCAACAATCATTTTAACAACATGTTTGTCACATTGCTCTTGTGCTGCAATTACTGGGTCATTATCTAGTATGAATATATTCATGCTGCTACCTGTGCTAGATGTTTACAAGAACCTCTGAATTTAAAGCCAGGACATGAACATTTGTTGTCAACAATAGTATACGTATTACCGTTACTACCTTTGACTGTAATTGCTCCATCTGGTAATTCCTCAGGCCATTCTCCTATAAGCTTAAACTTACGTCTTGACTTTGAAAACTGTTTTATAGGAGTTTTAAACTCTTTGTAAGCTTTACCTTGAGGCATATAACCTATAAGATAGCCGTGGCTATTGACATAGTAGTCGCCGTTTGATATTTGCTGGTCACCCCAGTCTGTTATTTCGCGTAGTATTTGTATCATAATATATATTATACCATAGTTTGGCATAAATGTAAAGGATTATTTTACTAATAATCCAGGGAAGGTATCATTTACTAATCTTTTAGTTATACCTTTCGATTTCATTTTTTTATCCTTAGCTGCAATAAGTAATTCAGCTTCTTCTGGATTAAGTGACTCTAATAGATTTAAAAACAAACCTTCTCTTTTAAGAGGTTTCATTCCACTAGATACTGGTCCTTTAAAGAAATACTTAAATTGTGTATATGCTTTATTTAATATTGTATACTCATAACCTTTAGGTGCGTCATCTTGTTTATAAGACGGAGCTCCTAATGGTAACACTGATACTATACTATCATCATACTGAATTCTCAATATGTCTGTAAGACCTGGTGATTTATTCAATCGTAAGAACTTTATACGCTCTTCACGAATTACGATTTTGCCTGCTTCTGCTAGGACTTCGGATACTAATTTTCTAGCCATTGTAAAATTCCTCGACGACTTCAATCAAATGATTGCATCTTTTTTTAATTAAATAGTTTAACACTCTCATGTTAGGCGTTTTTGTTTGCCCGTTAAAAGTATTTATAATACTTTCTTGTATGTTTTCTGGTATATCAGTTAAATCAATAAGTTTTTTATTACGTTGATAGTTACGATATATCTCATCATCCATGTGTTCTCTTAGATTATCAGCATTTTCTAACCAATTATCTATCTTTGTTTGTCTTAAAGGAGTTTGGCTTTTTTCTGATATAAATGTATCGTCAGCTGAGAGAACGTTTGGTATACCATCACCACTATCTCCTCTCATAACATGATTAAATAAATAAGTTCTTGGATTTTTATCTTTAACAAATTTCTTTTGTATAGGACTGAATTGTTTTACGTTATTATATTTTTGTAGCTGTATAAAGTCTTTATCAGATGATATAATCATAACAGGTTCTGCTTGACCAAACTCTTGTGTTTGCATTGTAAGTGTACCAATAACATCATCAGCTTCTACACCTTCTAAATGTACAACTTTGTATGGCATATATTCGTTTATTTCGTCTCTTACAGTATGTAGAATCCTAAAGATTTCTGACCAATCTTGACCTGAACTATCTCTGTTCTTTTTACGAGATGCTTTATATTCTGGAAAGAATTCTTTTCTCCATGTATTCATGCCATCAGCACATATAACAAGTTGTCCATATTCTTCTCTATATCTTTTATTATACATTCTAATACTGTTAAGTATCATATGCCTTATCATGCTTTCATCATTAAGTTTTTGCACTATTATATTAGATAGCGCGATTTGTGAATAATCAATTAGTATCATCTGGGTCCTCTTCCGGCGGGTCTAAATCAAAATCAGGAGTAAAGAGAATTTCTTGGTCACTACCTTCTGGCGTGAATACAAAATCAGCTAAATCATGATTTGCTTCTTCATTAATAAGAATCATTTCTTTTACTTTTATATAAGCATTATCAAGTGTTTGATGTAGACCATGAGGTATACCATAATAACGATTAAACATTGCATTTAATAAATTTACTATAACAAACATATCTCTAGATTCTTGGACTGTTTCATCTCTGAAATTTAAATCCATTAACCCTTCACTTACTTGACCAGTATTGATAAACTCTTCCATCACTTCCATAAGTATATGAGATGATTCTACACATTCATTACTTAATTCGTCTAGGATTTCTGATTCTTCTTTTTGCGTTAATTCTTCTTTCGTTGGAAATTGAATAACATTATCTTTATACTTTTTAGTCATATACCTATATTATACCATACTTTTGAGCAAATGTAAAGGATTATTTTAAGTTTTTTACTGCATTCCCACCAATTCTGCAATTGATTATACCATTATAGTAATCTTCACTTAATAAAACTTCTTTGTCAAATTGTTCTTTTGCTTCATAATACGCGCACTCGCCTTTAGTTTTACACAGGTAGATTATTTCTCTATAAAAAAAATCTTCTCCCATTTTAAGTACATCTTCTTGTAAGTGTTTATTAGAACCATAGTATGTACGCCAATCAGATTCGACTTTAAGTCTTTGACGTCTTTTTCTTTTCTTAGTTATAGGTAATGTTTTAGGCTTCCAAAAGAATTTTTTGCCTATATATTTTTTGTTTGTAGCTCGATTAGTTATACAATATACAAATCCATACCAATCCTTTCCATATCTTTCAAATGTAAAAGGTTCATCAGGAGTAAATTTTAGTCCTTGATATATCCAATTATTCATTAAAGTCTAATTCTTCTGAATCATCTGTAGGTTCGCCACAATGTGGACAAAAATTTATTTTAATAGGCTCATCTGGTTTAATCACTATTCGTGAATAGCAATATTCACATTCTAAAATCATCCTTCAGTAAGCAGAGTTCTTCTGCCAGCAACATGCTCTTTTAATTCTACATAACCACCAATTGATTGTCCATCAATTTTGATTTGTGGAAAAGTTCTTGCTCCTGGAAAGAGTTCAAAGAGTTGTTCTCTTGTGAAATCTACATCCAATTGATTATAACTATAATCTAATTTTTCCTGTTGACATAGTTGTTTTGCCATATCGCAATAAGGACATTGCGTTTTTCCATATATTTCTATCATGTTTTTAATCCTAAATTTATTGCCCAAAATGCAAAGAGCATAAATCCAAATACAGAGACTTGAATTATTGATGCCCAAAATATCTGCCTCATTGGGTGTATTTCTGTTAATCTTTCTACAATGTCTTCACTTGGTGCAAGGTTAACTGCTTGTAGTACTTTTTCTTCAGTTGTTTTGCTCATAGCGTTTCTATATATTTACCTAGCATTTCCATATCTGCACTTGATAACATTCCAGCCTGAGCCCACATTGTCGAACTCATAGGTCCAACTTCTCCTCTGTTTTTATACGTATTTAATCTATCAGTAATATAATCAGCTGACTGACCGGCAAGTTTTGGAAACACTGCCATACCTTCGCCTTGTTGACCGTGGCATGCTGCGCAACCTGACCATAAAGGTTTAATTGCACTAAATTCATCCATTGCAGCAAGAGCTTGTTTTGCTTTTAATATATCTACACTCGTTCCATTTATTCTTACATATTCTTCGTAGCATTCTCCTGTGCATGAATGTCCTCCACCATATCCAGAGTATTCTAGATTTGGATATACTTTCATTGCAAAAAATAATCCTATTGCCAAACATCCTAATAATGTCATTCCTAATTCTCTCATAAGCTTAATCCTTTTAATGTTGAATCATCAACGTCTTGTTTAACTCCACCAGTTATATATGAAGTTATTTCTGTTTCTTGTGGAGCGACTTGTACGTTTCCTCCAGATATCCACTTTTCCGTCCAAGGTAGTGGATTCATCTGAGGAACTGTGTATGGACAATGTAAACCTATTGCTCTCATTCTTTTACAACCTATCCATTCTACGTAATTTTCTAATATTGTTTCGTTTAAACCAATCATTGAACCATCTTTAAATAAGTATCTTGCCCATGCTTTTTCTTGTTCAATAACATCTACAAATAATTTAATAGCTTGTTCTTCATTCTTTTTAGCTATCTTTTCGAAATCTTTATCTTCTTTTAATAGATTCTTAATCATAACAGTAGTTGCTGCAAGATGAGTATTTTCATCTCTTGCTATAAACTTAATAATCTTAGCATTACCTTCCATCTTTTTAAGTTCAGCAAATGCCCAACTGCAGGCGAAGGAAACATAAAAACGTATTCCTGCTAGAGCATTCGCTGAAAGCATTGCCATATATAATGATGTCTTATGTTGCATTTTATTAGTGGCTGAATTATTATCTGTTATTAAATCATCATAGTATCTTGCAATATCAGAGCCACAATCCATAATTTCTTTTACATCAAGCATTGAATCAAATACTATCGATGGGTTTGCATAAACGTTCCTAATAATATGAGTATAAGAACGAGAATGTATAGTTTCAAAAAACGACCAGGTTTCGACCCAGTTTTCAACTTCGGGTAACGAACATATAGGTAAGAAAGCAAGGTTCGGGGCCCTACCTTGTACAGAGTCCAAAAGTATTTGCCTTTTGAGATTAGATGTGAATATATGTTGTTCATGGTCAGTTAATTCTCCAAAGTCTTTTTTGTCTTTTGATACATCTACTTCTTCTGGTCTCCAAAAGAATCCTAGTTGTTTTTC